TCTTGACGAAGGTATGGTTCCATTTAAACTTCGTGGATATCAGGATAAACTAATCCAACATTACGACAATAATCGATTCAGTGTCGTACTTGCAAGTAGACAGAGTGGTAAATCAATCACTTCGTGTGCATATCTATTGTGGTTCTTGCTATTTCACCCCGAAGTAACTGTCGCTGTACTTGCAAACAAAGGTGCGATTGCGAGAGAAATGATAGCACGTATCGTAACTATGTTAGAGTCTGTCCCATTCTTCTTACAGCCAGGCGTAAAGATTTTAAACAAAGGTAATATAGAGTTTGGTAACGATAGTAAGGTTGTTGCAGCTGCAACTTCCAGTAGTAGTATCCGTGGACTCTCAATCAATATGTTGTATCTTGACGAGTTTGCATTCGTAGACGATGCAGAGACATTCTATACTGCAACATATCCCGTTATTACATCAGGTAAAGATTCAAAGGTTATTATTACTTCCACTGCAAACGGTGTAGGTAATATGTTTCATAAAATATACGAGAGTGCAGTACATGGACAATCAGAATATAAAGACTTCACAATTAACTGGTATGACGTGCCAGGCAGAGACGAAGCATGGAAAGAACAAACAATTGCAAACACCTCAGAAGCACAGTTTGAACAAGAGTACGGAAACTCGTTTTTGGGAACTGGTAACACTCTCATTAACTCGAATACGTTACTTGGGTTAAAAGCATATGACCCTGAATGGTCAAAAGAAGAATTCTACATGTATCAAAAACCCATAGAAGGTCACCAATATGTTATGTGTTGTGACGTTGCGAAAGGAAGAGGTATCGACTTCTCAACATTTAGTATCTTTGACGTATCTTCTAAACCATTTAAACAAGTTGCGACATTTAGAAACTCTTTAATATCGCCACTATTGTTTCCTGATTTGATTGCGAAGTATGGTAAAGCATATAATGACGCAACTGTTATTATAGAAAACAACAATGAAGGAAGTATTGTTGCGTCACAATTACATTATGATTTAGAATATCCTAATGTTTTTGTACAAGGACAACTAAAAGCAGAAGATATCGGTGTAACAATGTCTAGAAAAATCAAAAGAATTGGTTGTTCTACTCTAAAAGAACTATTAGAAGAAGATAGATTGCAATTATTGGACAGATGGACTATCACTGAGCTCATGACTTTTGTAAATAAGGGTAGAAGCTTTGAAGCCGATAGAGGTTATCATGATGATATGGTAATGACATGTGTATTATTTTCATGGTTTGTAACCACAGATTACTTCTATCATTTAACAAATTATCAAGTCAAAGAGTTGTTATATTCAGAACAACAGAAACTTATCGAAGAAGATATGTTGCCTGCAGGGATTTTTGGAGACAGACCAGTAGAAGAAGAGTCTTTTGTAGATAATAATGGGGATAGATGGTTTAACGACCCGTTAGAGAATATAAAGTTATAAATAAAACAGTAAACAACTTTTGACATTAACAGGAGAAAAAGTATGGCATTTCAAGTATCACCAGGCGTACAGGTTAAAGAGATTGACCTTACAAATGTTGTGCCTGCAGTATCCAGTACAACTGGTGCTTTCGCAGGAACATTCCAATGGGGCCCTGTTGATGAAGTAGTAACAATTTCAGACCAAAAGGGACTAGTAGAGAATTTTCACGAACCTGCTAACACCAACGGAGCTGCAGAGGACTACTATTCAGCTGAAGGATTTTTAAGATATGGTTCTTCTTTGAGAGTAGTTAGAATAAACTCTACAGGATTGTATAGTGCTAATTCAGCTGGACATGGAACAACATTGTTAAAAAATAACGATGAGTATGTCCAATCTTACCGAAGTGGTGCCTTATCAGGTACAGCAGGAAGGTGGGTAGCCCGTCACGCAGGAGTTTTAGGTAACTCATTAAAAGTATCTGTATGTTCATCTGCACTAGCTTATTTTGAAGATAACGCAGGGGCAACTACAGGGAATAACGCAGTTGGAGCTACATCAGTAACAGGTGTTGCAAACGCAACTACATTGTTTAGAGTAAGAGATATTATCACATTTGATAATCACACTCAAGAATACAGGATTACAGCTGCTTCAGGTACAACTTTAACCATTGAAGCAATCAACCAACCTGCAAACACAGGATTAACTACAGCAGTTGACGGTTCAAGTACAGCAGTCAACATTAACAGATTTTGGGAGTTCCATTCTTTCTTTGATAAAGCCCCAGGCACTTCCGCATCTGCAGCCGCTGTCGGTGCATCATTAGACGAATGTCACGTAGTAGTAAGTGACGAAGACGGTGTATGGACTGGAACTCAAAACGAAGTTCTAGAAACATTCGCATTCGTATCACTTGCAAGTGACGCTAAAGACGCTCAAGGTGCATCAAATTACTACAGAGACGTAATAGAAAGAAAATCAGAGTACATATACTGGGCAGGACACTCCGTAGGAGATGACGGTTCACCAGTAACAGGTACACACGATAGTGCAGCTGAACACAGAACATTAGCACAATCAGTTTCAGACGCTTTCGGTGCAACGGAACTACCAGTAAATGACTCACTAAGTGGTGGTAGTAATGGTAGACACCCAACCGCCGCTGAGAAGTTCGGTGCATGGCAAACACACTTTGCTGACGCAGAAACTATAGATATTTCATTCTTAATCGTAGGTTCCTCAAGAACTGATAATGGTTCAGGAACAGACCAAGATATTTTAAATGATTGGACAACTTTAACAAATCAAGCGATTCTTCTTTGTGAAAGTAGAAAAGATTGTATGGCAATCGTATCACCAAGAAAAGGTGACGTAGTTGGAGTTACTTCCGAATCATCACAATCCGCAAATGTTATTGCTTCCGCTGATACTGCAACAAGTTCTTCTTATGCAGTAATAGACAGTGGTTGGTTATACATTTACGAGAGATACAACGACAAATACTGTTGGATTCCAGGCAATGGACATACTGCAGGACTCATGGCACGTGCTGACTTGCTAAGAGACCCATGGTTCTCACCTGCTGGTTTCTCAAGAGGTCAATACTTAGGTGTAACTAAACTTGCATTTAATCCTTCACAATCATCTAGAGACGACTTATACAGTGCAAGGGTTAACCCAATCGTTACATTCCCAGGCCAAGGAACAGTCCTATTTGGTGACAAAACAATGTTATCAACACCTTCTGCATTCGATAGAATCAATGTAAGAAGATTGTTCATAGTCCTAGAGAAAGCAATCGCAACTGCCGCTAAAGCGCAACTCTTTGAATTCAATGACGCATTCACTAGAGCACAATTTAGAGCTGCTGTAGAACCTTTCTTAAGAGACGTGAAGAACAGACGTGGTCTTATAGACTTCTCAGTATTGTGTGACGAAACAAACAACACTGATAGTGTTATCGATAGAAACGAATTTGTATGTTCTATCTTCGTTAAACCTAACAGGTCGATTAACTTTATCACTCTTAACTTTGTAGCTGCTAGGTCAGGTGTAGAGTTTAGTGAAATTTACGGTGCAGTCTAAGGGAGAAATAAATGGCAACAATAGATGAATTTAAAGCGCAATTAATCGCTGGTGGCCCTAGAGCTAATAGGTTCAGAGTCTTTATACCTAGAACAGGTAATAAGATTGAGTTCCTATGTCAAGCTGCTCAGATTCCCGCTATGACTGTCGGTCAGGTTACAGTTCCATTCAGAGGAATGAACTTAAAACTTGCTGGAGACAGAACTTTTGAAGCATGGACAGTTACTGTAATCAACGATGTTGAATTCAGTGTAAGAAGTGCACTAGAAGCATGGCAATTGGATATCAGTCAGTTAGATTCAGGTATCGGTGCAATTAATAACGATTACTTGTTATCAAGAGCATTCGTTGAACAATTAAACAAAGATGACTCAGTCCTTGCGAGATACGAATTCTTCAATATGTTCCCTCAAAATATCGGTGGTATTGAACTGAATATGGGAACTGCTGACGAAATTGAAACTTTTGAAGTTTCATTTGACTATTCTCACTGGGAAAGAGTTATTTAATTAAAGTGAAATACACCCTTTTAGGGGAGTATAAATATTAGTATGGAAATTTTTGGGTTTGAAATATCCCGTAAAAAGGATGAACTACGAAGTATAGAGGTGTCTAAGGCACCTTCCTTCGTCCCCCCTGTCGAAGATGATGGTACACCCGTCATTCAACAACAACCAGGCGGGTTCATATCAGGTGGAGCATATGGTTCCTACATTGATATGGAAGGTGGTATCAAGAATGAGACAGGCCTCATTACAAGATACCGTGAAATATCTCTAATCCCTGAGTGCGACTCAGCGATTGAAGATATTGTTAATGAGTGTATCACATCGGATTCTCAAGACAAGATTGTATCACTCGACCTCAGAGATGTGAAGCTCTCTGACAGTATCAAGACCAAGATACATGACGAGTTTAATCATATTCTTGCCTTAATGAAGTTCAATCAGAACTCTCACGAATTATTCCGAAAATGGTACGTAGATGGAAGGATATACTTCCATAAGGTCGTTGACGGCAAACGTCCGAAAGCAGGTATTGTAGACCTAAGAAACATTGACCCACTTAAAATTAAGAAGGTCAGAAATGTAATCAAAGGTAAATCGGACAAAGCAGGTGTTGACGTAATAAAACAAGTTGAAGAATTTTATGTCTTCAACGATAAAGGTTTCGATAAATCTTCAGCGAATGACGGAACAACGGTGAAGATTGCCCCTGAAGCAGTATCATATACCACATCAGGGTTACTAGATTACACAAAGAATGTTGTAATCGGATATTTGCACAAAGCATTGAAGACTGCAAATCAGTTATCAATGATGGAAGACGCACTTGTTATCTATAGAATATCACGTGCGCCAGAGAGAAGGATATTCTACATTGACGTAGGTAACCTTCCAAAAGCAAAAGCAGAACAGTATTTGTCTGAGGTTATGAACAAGTATAGAAACAAACTTGTTTACAACGCAGACACGGGTGAAATCAAAGATGATAGAAAACATATGTCTATGTTGGAAGATTTTTGGTTACCTAGGAGAGAAGGTGGACGTGGGACAGAGATAACAACTTTGCCAGGCGGACAAAATCTCTCGGAGATAGAAGACATTGAATACTTTAAGTCGAAGTTATACAAGAGTTTAAGTATTCCAGCTTCTAGAATGGAAGCAGACGCAGGATTCAATTTGGGACGTGCGTCCGAAATCCAAAGAGATGAACTTAAGTTTAATAAGTTCACAAATAGACTTCAAAAGAAGTTTAGTAGAGTATTTGTTGACGTTTTAAGAACTCAATTGATACTAAAAGAAATTGTAAGTGGTGAAGAATTTGACAAAATGGTCAAAGACTTCGTACAGTTTGATTATGCTAGCGATAACCACTTCGCAGAGTTGAAGGACGCTGAAATTATGCGTGAGAGACTTGAGACTTTATCAACCGTTGACGAGTATGTTGGTAAGTATTATTCTCAGGAGTTTGTACGTAAGAATATCTTAATGCAAACAGAAGATGAAATAAAACTTATGGACAAACAAATGGAAGACGAGGGTGGAGACGAAGAAGGTGGTGACGATGAATTTGGGGGATTTTAATAAATGACTGAAATAGCAAAAAAGATAGTTGACGAAATAGAACAAGGTAAGTTGCAAGACGCTAAGGATTCTATTTTTGACGGCATTAAAGAGAAGGCTGCCCAAGCAGTGGACATGAAAAGAGTGGAAGCAACGGTTGATTGGATGAAAAATGAACCTGAAGCTACAGTAGAGGAAGAGTAAATGAAATCTTTTGCATCTATATCAAGAGAACTTTATGAGGCAAAATTTAAATTGCCTAGAAAACATAAAGAACTTAAAGTAGATACAATGAAAACTGGTGGAAAGACCTACACCATTACCTATAGTAAAATGGGTAAGGACATTTACGCATTCGTTAATAATAATGAAACAGGGCCTTACAAGGACTTGAAGGACGCAGAAAAATCTGTGAAGGAATTATCCAAACTCTTTAAACAAATGAATTTTGAAGGGGTAACAGAAGAGGAAATTTTCAATGAAATTAATTTCAGAGTATAACGAAGCAAAACCATTAATCGAATCCAAAGACAATGGTAAAAAAGATTACTTTATCGAAGGTGTCTTTATGCAAGCAGACATAAAGAATCGTAACGGAAGAGTCTACCCTAAAGAAATCATGGACAAAGAGGTCAAACGTTACATTAAAGAATTTGTAAACGAACAAAGAGCATTCGGAGAGTTAGGACACCCCGAAGGGCCAACAATCAATTTAGACAAAGTATCCCACATGATTACCGAACTTAACGAAGACGGTGCAAATTGGGTGGGTAAAGCAAAGATTTTAAGTACCCCTAACGGTGAGATTGTAAAAAATCTTATCGATGACGGTGCAAAACTAGGTGTTTCTTCAAGAGGACTTGGTTCATTAGAACAAAAATCAGACGCACAGTATGTGAAGTCGGACTTTCAACTTGCAACTGCAGGTGATATTGTCGCAGACCCTTCAGCGCCAGATGCCTTCGTAGACGGTATCATGGAAGGTGTTGAGTGGATTATGGACAATGGAATCCTAAAAAGGCAAGAAATGGAGACCATGAGAGAGATTCTAATGAACGAAAAACAGGTTAGACTGGAAGAAACAAAAATTAATTTATGGAAAACGTTCGTTAAGAACTTATAACATATAAATAAAAAAGTAAACTCAAACAGGAGAAAAATATGGCAGAGTTAGATACAAACCAAGATGAGCTATTAGAGGCAGGACAACCTGACGCTAAAGCTGAGAAAGGTGACAAAAACCCGCCTAAGCAAGGTTCAAGTGATTCCGCAAAAATCGAAAGCGGAAAAGCTGAAGTCGTCAAACCCGAAGAAAATCCTGTTGACAAAGCTGTCGATTCTGTAGATAAAGCAGAAGATGGAGTCAAAGAGATTTCCGCAGACCCACAACAAAAGGGTGAAGGGAAACCTGATAAGGCTGAAAAAATCAAAGAAGGTGAAGGCGCTGACGAAGAAGCAGAAGTTTCTGAAGCAGAAGAAAAAGCTCCTTCTAAGATGGAAACAATCAAAGCTATGGTCAACACAATGAAGGAAATGAATAAAGAAGACCTTCAAGGTATTTTCTCTTCTATTTCAGAAGATGAGGTTGACGAGTCTTTGACTAAGGCAGAAATCGCAAGAAACATTGTCGAACTAGTTAAAAAACTAGATGACGAAAAGGTTCAAGAGATGTACGGCAAGATGAAAGGTGTCGAGGACGAGGAAGAAGAAGAAGAACAGGTTAAAAAAGAATCTGTTGACGAAGAAACTTCTGAGGAACTCGAATCTAAACTTGTAGAGATTGAAATTGAAGACGACCTAAATGCAATCTCAGAAGCATTAGACTTGTCAGAAGAGAACCAAGAAAAAGCTAAAACAATCTTCAAAGCTGCAGTATCAAGTAAAGTTGCAGAAGTTGAAAAAGGATTGAAAGAAGCTTACGAAACAGAATTACAAACCTCAGTAGATAAGGTCAAAGCCGACTTAAGTGAAGCAGTTGACAAATACTTGTCTTACGTTGCTGACGAGTGGACGAAAGAAAACGAATTAGCTATCGAGAGAGGTTTGAAAGCTGAAATGACTGAAAACTTTATTTCAGGATTGAAAACATTGTTCGTAGAACATTACGTTGAAGTCCCCGAAGAAAAGTATGACGTGATTGACGAGCTTTCTAATCGTCTCGATGAGATGGAAGTTAAACTTGACTCCGAAGTTCAAAAAAATATGGACATCGCAGAAGAGTTGGACACTCTCAAGAGAGAAAATGTGGTAAAGGATGCGTCTTCGGACTTAACTGAATCACAGAAAGAGAAATTAGAATCACTTGCAAACGGTGTAGACTTCAAAGACGAAGCTGACTTCCAAGAGAAGATTAGTGAAATCAAAGAAGCATACTTCGGTATTGAAGGTGAATCTATTTCCGAGGATACTGTAGTTGAAGAAGGAACTGGTACGCTTGAAGACGAAGAGTCTGCACCTGTACTTGCTCCTGAAATGAACAGGTATTCTGACGCAATTAGTAAACTAAAACCATTAGGTTAATTTAAAGGAGATTAAAAACAATGTTTTTATCTGAAAACTTACAGGACAAGTGGCAACCTATCCTAGAGCATTCTGATTTGCCAAAAATCGAAGACTCTTACAAGAAGGCTGTTACTGCAGTTATCCTAGAAAACCAAGAAAAAGCTCTTAACGAAGATAGAGTTTCTCTTGAAGAAGCTGCACCTTTAAATGCTACTGGCAGTTCTGCTGTATCTAACTGGGATCCAATCCTAATTAGTCTAGTAAGAAGAGCTATGCCTAACTTGGTTGCTTACGACATTTGTGGTGTTCAACCAATGACTGGGCCAACAGGTCTTATCTTTGCTATGAAAGCAAGGTATAACGACTACCCAACTCAAGGACGTGAGAACAAAACTGAAGCGCTTGGCGTGGACGAACCTCATACTCCTTATTCGAGTGCGGCTCAGGCAACTTCAGCTGGTGCATTAACAGCTGCAATCAGTGACCCATTTGACACTAGTTCGCCTTCTTATGAAGACACAACTGGTTCAGGTATGTCTACTGCAACTGCAGAAGCATTAGGTGATGTCGAAGCTTCCAACGGATTCGCTCAAATGGCTTTCACAATTGAGAAAGCTACAGTAACTGCTAAATCAAGAGCACTTAAAGCGGAATATACTTTAGAATTGGCACAAGACCTTAAAGCAATTCACGGTCTAGACGCTGAATCTGAACTCGCTAACATACTATCATCTGAAATCCTTGCGGAAATCAACAGAGAAGTAGTAAGAAACGTTAACATACAAGCTAAAGTAGGTGCATCTGCAACTGCTTCTGCTGGTACTTTCAACTTAGATGTTGATGCTAACGGACGTTGGTCAGTTGAGAAATTCAAAGGTCTATTATTCCAAATAGAAAGAGAATCAAATGTAATCGCAAAAGAAACAAGACGTGGTAAAGGTAACTTTATCCTTTGTTCTTCTGACGTTGCATCTGCTTTATCAATGGCTGGTGTATTAGATTATACTCCTGCGCTTAACACTGACATTAACGTTGACGATACTGGTAATACTTTTGCTGGTGTTCTAAACGGTAGAGTTAAAGTTTACATCGACCCATATGCTGGTGTTGATTACTTAACTGTCGGTTACAGAGGGTCTAACCCTTATGACGCTGGACTTTTCTATTGCCCATACGTTCCATTACAAATGGTTCGTGCCGTTGGTGAGAATACTTTCCAACCAAAAATTGGTTTCAAAACTAGATACGGAATGGTATCTAACCCATTCGTAGGTTCTACACCTGCTAATGGTCTAGCTTCTGCTGGTACAAACCAATACTACAGAAAGTTCGCAGTATCTAATATTCTATAAGGATATTACTTCCGAATTAAAAACCCCACTTCGGTGGGGTTTTTTTTGTTCTAAATATGAGTGATACAATCATTCGTGCAGGACGGTAGTATCTAAACCCCACTTCGGTGGGGTTTTTCTTTTTTGTGTCTCAATTGTGACAGTTGTGTGACACTTTCGTGTCTATATACTATATGGCGTATATAAAACAAATAAACAAACGATTTCATAAATTTATGAAGTGCGGTAGACTACCCAAGGTTATTAAACTAGCAGGACTCAGTGAGTTAAGGTTAGAATCAGAACAGTCTTAGAAATTACCTAAATAGGTATATGACTACGATTAACAAATCTATACTTCAAAAGAACAACTTTAGACTTCTCATCGATAAAGTGCCAACGGTGGAATACTTCGTGCGTACTGCAAACGTGCCAGGCATATCATTCAGTGAGACTGCTGTACCAGCAGGTATAGGACTGGACGCATATTTTCCAGGCGATAAAGTTGAATTTGAGAAGTTATCTGTATCATTCTTGGTAGACGAAGACTTAGAAAACTTCAAAGAGATTTATAATTGGATGGATTCTATTGTACCTATACAAGACCCAAGTAAATATAAAACTCTTACAGGTACAACTGCAACTGCAACAAACACGTTCTCAAGTGCAAGTGGTGACCTAAACCAATATAGCATGATTACACTCGTACTAAATACAAATAAGAATATACCAAACAGGTTCTTTAAATTCTATGACGCATTTCCAACGTCACTAAGTGGATTGGAACTTGCATCAGGTGAATCGGGTGAAGCAGTAGTATGTACAGTAGACTTTAGATTTACCTATTATGAGATAGGAACCACTAGTTAAAAACACATTTTCGTGATATAATTATAGTATGAACTTAGAAGAGCTACGCAATGAGTGGTCTAAGGATTGTGAGATTGACGATATCGAACTAGATAAATCGTCATTAGAAGTCCCCAAACTACACGCAAAATATCAAGAATTCTTGACCGATAATATATTGGTTCTCAAGAACTTAGAATTCCAATACAATACCCTGCTTAAGAATAAGTGGTTATGGTATAACGGAAAGATGTCTGAGGAACAAATAAAAGAACTTGGTTGGGAAGACGACCCCTTTGACGGTCTCAAAGTCATGAAGAATGATATGCAGATATGGTATAACGCTGACCAAGACTTACAAAGAATGAATGGTAAAGTGGAGTATCAAAAAATCGTTATCAACTTCTTGAAAGAGTGTATGCAAAATATCACTTGGAGACACCAAACGATTAAAAATACAATCGACTGGCGAAAATTTATGGCGGGACAATGATACTCAGAAACTATATGTATACAGCACCTGAATACTTTACTAGAGAAGAGGTTGCACAAATACACCAACATGCAGTTAAAGTTCCATTAGATGTTGGACGTACAGGTCAAGGTGCAGGCGACCCTGACGGCCCACCTGTTGACGAAAATTATTCTGCTCTTGACGGTATCAGACAATCAAAAGTGAAATGGTTTACTTCGCCTGGCGAATATCAAATGCCTGAAAATATCGTACAAAAAATTAATAATGTCGTACACCAAGGAATGGAAGAGTGTGGTTGGAACTTTGATTTGAGTTGGACAGAAAATTTCCAGTACACAATCTATGAATATAATCCTGATTTACCTACAGGTGATTACTATACATGGCATACAGACCATGGTGGTGAAGTACATGTTGACCCAAATGGATTATCGCACCATAGAAAACTTAGCATGACCATACAACTATCAGACCCTTTAGATTACGAAGGTGGTAAGTTTCAATGGTTAGAACCTAATCCACAGTTCGATAGGATTAAGTTTGGTGACAAACAGTTTGACCTAGATAAAGGAATCAGAACACTACCATTCAGTGCACAAGCAATAGGTTCAATATGTTTATTTCCAAGTTGGTTGTATCACCAAGTCACACCAGTAACGAGAGGAACTAGAGTATCAATAGTAGGTTGGTACAATGGCCCACCATGGACTTAAAAATTTCTAAAGTCAATGAAGTCTTTATGAAGATTTCATGTGACGACTCAATTGCAAAAGACTTACACGATTACTTTTCGTTCAAAGTTCCTAACGCAAAATTTATGCCTTCATTTAAGAATAGACGTTGGGACGGTAAAGTATATCTGTTCAGTATCAAGACGCATAAAATTTATATCGGATTACTTCCATACATTGCTGAGTTCTGTGAAGAAAGACAATACAAGTATTCAGTAGAAGAAGACGTTATTACTAAGAATGAAATTAGCGATGACGAATACAATAAGTTTGTAGACCAATTAAACCTACCGTTTGAACCTAGAGATTATCAAAAGGACGCATTTCTAAAGAGTATCGAATACGGAAGAAAGTTATTAGTATCACCAACTGCGAGTGGTAAGTCATTAATCATTTATTTACTTGCACGTTATTATAATAAGAAAACAATTGTCATTGTACCTACAACTTCATTGGTAGAACAAATGGCAAAAGATTTTGAGGAGTATGGATATGATAAAGAAATTTGTAAAATATACAGCGGTCAGCCTGTGTTCGATTCAGACATTACGATTACAACTTGGCAGTCTTTATCTAAAGCACCTACTGATGTTCTTGCGAAGTTTGAAGTTGTTGTAGGAGACGAGGCACACTTATTCAAAGCAAATGTATTAAAAGGTATCTTAGAAAAAATGAGAAGTACCGCAATACGTTTTGGGACTACAGGTACATTAGACGGTACAGAGGTTCATAGATTACAGTTAGAAGGATTGTTTGGGCCTGCGAGTAAAGTTATATCAACGTCTGAATTGATTGACGAAGGAACTATCGCAAGTATTGATATTGACGTTATCATATTAGAACATGAGAAGACTGCTAAATTAAAATACCAAGAAGAAATGGATTACTTGGTAGCGAATCAAAAAAGAAATGATTTCATATGCAATCTTGTTTACTCACTAAAAGGGAACACACTTTGTTTGTTTCAGTATGTAGAAAAACATGGATTTGTTTTATACACATTAATGAAAGACAGAATAGAAAATCTTCATTATGTTTATGGTGGAACTGATACAAAAGATAGAGAAGAAATTAGAGGATTGGTAGAGAAACAAGATGACGCCTGTATCCTTGCGTCATACGGCACCTTCAGCACTGGTGTTAATATAAAGAAGATAGATAACATAATTTTTGCTTCGCCTTCTAAATCTAGAATACGTAACTTACAATCCATTGGACGTGGATTGAGAAAGGGTAATGGTAAAGAAAGTCTAAGACTATTTGATATCGCAGACGATTTATGGGGAGACAACTATACATTACGTCATTTAAAAGACCGTATAAATATTTACAACGAGGAACAATTTCCTTATAACATAAAGCAATTTAAATTATGAACACCCTAAATACTAGTATGGACAATGTAACATCTTTAGCACCAAACAAATATGAGGTAATCAAACTCAAGACTGGTTTAGATATAGTCGGAATGGTAAGAGACACACAGGAAGGTATACACATTACACTTCCTATGATATGTCAATTACAATTGACTCAAACGAATGATACCTTATCAACTTTTATTCCTTATGCACCTCTCAGTGCAGAACCTACATTATTCATTCCGAATGCACACATTGTTCACCGTACTAAACTTAACGAGCAATTCGTTAGTTACTATGATAATGCCTCTGCTAAGTGGTTAGAAATGGTTGAGAACGGAACTATTCCACTCAGGTCAAATCAAGAATATCGAGAAGATATCAAATCATACATAGATAGAGCAATGCAAGATATTATAAACGCAACTGGGGGCCCAATAACTCCCGAAGAATTACGAAGATTAGAAATCCTTGAAGATGAAGATTTTGATTTAGAAACAGAGTATGAACAACACCTTGTTACTAAAGGCAAAAAGATTCTTCACTAATGGCAATTTGGTACTTAAATATGTTACAAGAAGACGAACAAGGTATGAAACAGTTCGACCACAAAATTCACGATTACTGGCAAGATAATCGTAGAGCGGAAGTTTATCTTTTACCTGACGGTGGTTACGGTTGTAGATACTACGAAGACCATATGTGGAAGAAAGATATCGTGTATAAGAATCATTCTGAATCATATGCGGAGTCAGCTGCCGAGAATTATGTGCTAGGAATTTTGCAGTTATAAATAAATCGGATTGATATAACATTATGTTATATTACTTTATTAACCTTATGAATATATGGAGAAACCATGACCACTATAGCATACGCTATGAAGAGCATGGTGCGAAAGGTTGACAGACTAAGAGAAAACGAAAAGGTTTGTGTTTTCTGCGATGCGGTGCAAATGGTCACACTAATGACTCTTCCAATAGCCATACCGTTTATCATAATGTATGCGACAATACATTATGGATTTTAATTATTAAGCTAGCTTGTCGGGGCGACATAGTTAGGATATCAGATGGAACTGATTCTGTCTAGGTACTTTTACAACTTTTTTTATGAGTGATAACTACGAACAACAATTACAGTTCACGTTTAAACCTAAAGACGCTACACCTGAACAGATTGCCGAATGGCATGAGAAGGAAGGAAAATGGTGGGCGGACAGAAGTCTAACTATAGTCGCTATTGCCTCAGTAGTACAATTTTCTGCAATGGGATTTATGATGTTATCCTTCTATCTGATACAACTTTCAGTTGGATAAATACTTAAAAACCCTCTTACATTATGGGAGTGTGTGACATATAATAGATACATGACTAAGAAAACTACTGATAAGAAACAAGCGGAACATTACGTAAATAACAAAGAGTTTACAGCTGCTGTCGCAGAGTATAACGCTTCTGTTAAACTTGCGGAATCTCAAGGTAAAACACCACCACGTATGACAGAATATATTGGTGAATGTATTTACAAGATTGCAACCCGTTTATCCACACGTCCAAATTTCATTAACTATACCTATAGAGATGAAATGATTTGTGACGCTATCGAAAACTGTCTACAGTATATCAACAATTTCAATGTTGAAAAATCTAATAACGCATTCGCATATGTAACTCAAATTTGCTACTACGCATTCTTAAGGCGTATTCAAAAAGAAAAGAAACAAGTCTTCATTAAACAAAAACAAATAGAAGAAGCGGGTGTTACAATGGACTCCTATACTACTATTGACGGTTCTCATGACCCAACATTTGTAAATACTAATGTAGAGTGGATGCAGGAACATATGAACCACGTGGAATATGAACCACGTAAAAGTAAAAAGAAGTCAGGTAAAGCGAAAGCAAATCTTGACCAAGACTTGAGCAAAGACAACACTTAATGAAAATAGCTATTCTGAATGACACACATTGCGGTGTCAGAAATGATATGGTTGAAATGTCTGATTATCAGGGACGTTTCTATGAAGAGATATTCTTTCCATATCTAGACCAACACGATATCAAACATATCATTCATATGGGCGATTACTTTGATAGAAGAAAATTCATAAACTTTGCGTCAATGCAAAGAAACATTGAGCACTTTGTAAAACCTATGATAGAAAGAGGTATTACAATGGATTTAATTATAGGTAACCATGATACCTATTATAAGAATACTAACGAAGTAAACTCACCTGCTTTATTATTATACGGTCAACCAAACATAACTGTACATGAGGAACCCATAGTAAAAGACTATGACGGTTTAGATATTGCATTGGTTCCATGGATTAATAATGAAAACTACGCAGACAATATAGAGTTCTTTCAATCCGCACCAGCACCAATCTGTATGGGACACTTTGAAATAGAAGGTGCCATGATGAATCCTGCAATGGTATGTTCACACGGATTGAATCCTAGTTATCTAAAGAGATTTGAAAAAGTTTACAGTGGTCACTTTCACCACAAAACAGACGTAGAGAATATACGCTACGTAGGTTCACAAATGCAATTCACTTGGTCAGATTATGGAGACGAGAAATACTTTCATATCTTTGATACTGAGACAAGAGAAATGTTACCTGTACACAATCCTTTAACAATGTTTGAAAAGGCATTCTATAATGATACCGAAGAAACTTTTGAATCGATTGCTAATGACGATTATGAGAAGTACAGAGGGAAGTTTGTAAAAGTAATCGTAATAGAAAAGGAGAACCCATATTGGTTTGATACATTCTTAGATAAACTTCATGGTGTTAATCCGCTACACGTATCAGTTGTAGACGATAACAAACACATGGACTTCTTTGACGATGAAGAAATAGAAAATGTAGAAGACACATTAACTATTCTATCAAAGTATGTTGAGGGTCTAGAAATACAAGGGAAGAAAAAAGAACTAGACAAAATAATGAAGTCACTGTACCATGAAGCATTGGAAGAACATAACTTTTTATGATAAATTTTAGAAAAGTAAGATACAAAAATCTATTATCAAGCGGTAACAAGTTTACTGAAATACAATTAGACAAACACCAAACGACTCTTATATTAGGTGAGAACGGTAGTGGTAAGTCCACACTTCTTGACGCCTTATGTTTTGGATTGTATGGACGTGGGTTCCGTAATCTAAAGAAAGATTTACTTATCAATAGTATCAATGAGAAAGGTCTCGAAGTAGAGATTGAATTCACTATCGGTACAAAACAATACAAGGTAATCCGTGGTGCAAAACCAAACAAGTTTGAATTATATCTTGATGACGTAATGCTTAATCAAGACGCAAACGTAAGAGACTACCAAGAACACTTAGAAAAACAAATTCTGAAAATGAGTTTCCGCTCATTTACACAGGTCGCAATATTGGGTTCTGCTAACTTTACTCCGTTCATGCAGTTGAAAGCAAAGGACAGAAGAAACTTAGTGGAAGACTTATTGGATATCTCTATATTCTCTACTATGCAAGACATACTAAGGAAAAGGATATCAACACATCAAAATGAAATCACTGAGACTAGTCATGAAATCAATATTATGGAAGAGAGGATTCATGGATTGAATGAGCAACTTAATGTACTACGTGAAAACCGAGAGAGTAAAATCTCAAAGTATGAATCCACAGTCGGGGAAACCCAAGATAACATTAACCAACTCATGGAGAACATAGATGAAAAGACGCAAGATGTGGTGGCGCAAGCACGACTTATCGAGGATAAAGATTCTAAAGAAAATAAACTCACAGAACTTATGGACTTGGAACGACAACTCGAAGCGGCTCGTAAGAAAACAATTAGAGAAATCAAATTCTACGAAGACAATGATGAATGTCCCACCTGCGAGCAGTCCCTAGATGAAACGCACAAGAAAGAACATATTGAACAAAAGGAGACTAAGAAGACGGAGTTGTCAACTGCTATCGAAGAAATTGAAAAACAAATCGGAGAGTGTTCAAGAAGACTCGAAGAGATAAGAGAAATTCAATCTAAGATAGAAGAGATACAGAAAAACATAAGTCTCTTACAAACAGAAGTAGTATCCAATCAAAAGTATATTACTAAACTGCAAAAAGAAATCGAAGACCTAAAAGGTGAAGCAACTGCAGGTTCAGATGCAGAAGATAAAATTGTAGATTCAGAAGATAAACTTGAAGTTCTTTTACAGAAGAAAGAAACACAAACAGAAACTTCTCACTACTATGATATCGCTTCAACACTTCTTAGAGACCAAGGTGTGAAACAAAAGATTATCAAACAGTATGTTCCTATTATGAACAAACTAATCAACAAATATCTAGCACAACTAGAGTTCTATGTTGGTTTTGAGATTGACGAATCTTTTGAAGAAACAATCAAGTCTAGATTCAGAGACGTATTCAAATACGATAACTTCTCGCAAGGTGAAAAAATGAGGATTGATTTATCCTTACTATTCACATGGAGAGCAATCGCAAGAATGAAGAACAGTGTAAATACAAATCTACTTATTCTTGACGAAGTATTTGATAGTAGTTTAGATAGTGCTGGTACAGACGACTTCTTAAAACTATTGAATGGTATGCCTGAAAAAACAAACGCATTTATTATATCCCATAAAGGAGACGCATTGTATGATAAGTTCAATGACGTTTTACGTTTTGAAAAATACAAGAACTTCTCACGTGTTGTTGAATGAGGAAAATTTAGAGATAGTTATAAACAAGATTAAAGAAAATCTTGATGAATCACTACTCACAGGTTATTGGTTGAAGAAAAATCAAGATGATAATCCAATGGCGGGTTATTGTTATTACGCTTCTGCTGTTTTAAAAAAAGTATTTCCCGAACTGGAAATGTGGAGAGGGAAAGATGACCAAGGTGAATACCATTGGTTTAATAAATGGGATAGTATGATTATTGATATAACAGAAGACCAGTATTATAGGAAAGGTAGAACGCCCCCTTATGATACAGCAATAAAGAAACAACAGTTGGGCGGAAGACATGGCGCAAAGGCAAATCGACTTCTTAAAAAGATAAATAATACATGAAGATTTTAAAGACAGAAACACCCAAAGAAGTACGAGACTTCCCAGTAGCGGAAGAACTAAACCCTACAGACGTTGTAGAGATATTCAAAACACCTTTAACAGGTTCTTATAATTGGGACTATACAGTCCAAGATAATCGTATCAAAAAACTATACGAACTAGGTAAAAAGTTAAATTGGAATGTAGAAGTTGACGTTGATTGGTCACCGCCATTCAAATCAATGACATCTGAGTTTTTTGAATTTCAAGACGTTCAGTGGAAAAATCACCCACAATATAAATTACTGACTACAGAACAAAAAAAAGAATTCCATGGGGATTTGAATGCATGGACAGTCAGTCAGTTTTTACATGGTGAACAAGGTGCATTATTAGTTGCGTCACAATTGGCCAGTTGTGCACCAACATTCAACGCAAAACTATATGCAGCTTCTCAGACATTTGACGAAGCACGACATGTCGAAGCTTTTAACAAATATCTACAGACAAGACTGAAACGTTCATGGCCCATAGGTGCAAGTCTAAAAGGATTACTTGATAAAATTTTAACTGACCCACGTTGGGATTTAAAATTTATAGGTATGCAAGTTGTGATTGAAGGATTAGCATTAGCCGCTTTTCAAGCAAGTCGTGAAACTTCCCAAGACCCTGTATATAAACAAATGGTTGAATATATCATTAGAGACGAGGCGAGACATGTCACTTTTGGTATAAATTATTTAACTGATTTTGTACAAACACTTTCAGAAGAAGAACAAATGGATAGAGCAAAGTTTGCTTTAGAAGCATGTACTGTAAGTAGAAATAGACTTAAAGCATATGACGTATGGGAAAAATACGGATTCGACTTTGACGCAACAATAGAATATGAAAAGGAAAACGTATTCAATACACAATTCCAAGATATACTGTTTACTAGAATCATGCCAAATCTTAAAAAGATTGGATTACTGCGTGAAGAACTTATACCTGAATATGAAAAGTTAGGTGTCATGGGATACGCAGAAGGTGACAGTGATTATGAAACAAGTTGGGAAGAATTATCGAAGCCACTTAAGTGAAAATATAAATAGTATTATGAAGTCTTTCTCACAATTCACAGACAAAATTACCGTAACGAATCCTAAGCATGTGATTCGTGAGTTAACTGTGTCACCACATTACAAAAACAGAAACGGATTCAATCCTTATTATGTTCTAGACATAGACGATAAAGATGTCAAAGCAACAGTAGGTGCAGGAAAGATACTTTATAAATCAGTAGAGAATCCTACAGGAGAACTTCTCAAGAAATTAGGTAATGGTAAATACTATTTCCAAATAGAACTAGACGGTTCAGATACACCGTATTACATTCAATCAACTAAAGCAAAAGTCAAAGCACACTTTGGAAGTAAGAGTAGAAAGGATTCAACTGCTTCTTCCAACGTGAATGAATTACTAACCGTACACTTCTTAATACACAAAGACCAACGCAACATGAATCAATTTGATTTTGAAAAATGGGTTGCAGGACAAAGTGGCGGAACAGGAGTTCTCGCAGGTTCAGGAAAAGAAGTTACTTATGAAGATATCGTTATGTTGTTAGACAAAGACGAAACTTCATTAAGAGATATTCTAATCGGAATGAACAATGCAGACGCAGTTGAAAAGGATTTAAAAGGAAGGAAAGTAAAAAATGTATATTGGGTTCCTAGAGGTAAACCTGCAGGGATAGGTGGTAAGAATCCTTCGGACGTTATCGTTCAAACTGCTGACGGATTCCAAGGATACTCAAACAAGATATCAGGTGGTGCAGACGCTACACCTAAAATCAATACAAACTTAGTTGCATTCTATTCTAAGGTAGGAGATAAGGGACAACTTGGTAGAATAAAATCCATGATTGATAACGCATGGGTTAAAGCAACTTCCATGATAGACCCAAAATATAAGAATTCTCACAAAGCAATCAACTCATTTGATATCAAGAAAGAAAAGTATAGTGAATCTTCTTCAAAGAGAGCATTCGCTACAATAGCAAAAGAATTCCAAAAAGATAAATTAGATTTCTATACAAAAGATTTTTATTGGCCTTTTAGGAATGCTTTACTAGACGACTTTTCAAAATATGTATCTTCACCAAGAAACCTACTATACTTTTTGAATACTATAGGTTACTATACATATGACGACCCTAATTCAACACCATGTCCATATAAATTATTGATAGGTAGTGAGAAGGGTTCAACAATCAAAGACGTTAGTGGAGACGATAGTTTTAGACAAATGCTAATGTCAGATAATGCTAGTGATTTTAGTAAAATAAAATCTTCATATGACGGTAAACAACAAACGTTTAAGTTGTCATGGCATTATAAACCTTTAAAGATTGACGCAACAATGCCAGTTGTTTTAAGAACTAGACAAGCGGGGGGTTGGTCAGGTAAATCTTTATACGTAACCAGTAGTGGAATAAAATAATATGTATGAACTAGTTGAAGAGGCCGCACAGGTCTTACGTAATCCTACTGAAAAGTTTGATTTCGATAATCCGCAAACAGACCCAAAAGAATTACAAGACGGTCTCGTAGAAACCATGGAAAAATATGGTGGACTTGGTTTAAGTGCTAATCAAGTCGGTGTAGACCTGAGTGTATTTGTCATGAGAACACAGGACGAAGGAATCGTTGCATTCTTTAATCCTGAGATAACTCAGATATCTCAAGAGACGGAAATGATGAAAGAGGGGTGTCTATCTTTTCCCGACATATATATTATGCTTAAGCGACCAAAAGTAGTTGTAATGGACTACCAAACAGTTGACGGTGAAAAACGTTCAATCAAGTTAGAAGGATTGGGTGCAAGATGTGTACAACATGAAATAGACCACTTGAATGGTGTAATATTTTTACAACGTGCATCTCAATTGAAAATTGAACGTGCTCTAAAAGCAAGACCCAAAGAAAGAGCAAAGAGATTAGAATATGAACAACGAAGAGCAATCGCAGAAGCCCTACGAACCGCAAATGCTGAAAAATCTGATGACTCAGAACGAGTGCAGGCAGATAATACACTTTCACAAAACGCATCATAACTTAAGAACTTTAGGTAACGGTTCCGATTATAGGGCTATCAGATTTTTACATATCCAAACACCATGGGTACGACAACTAATTGGTAAAGTTTCTCTAAATTTAATTTGCGAAATTTATAAAACCCAAGGTAAAGTCGTTTACCCTGAAATGATTTCAATCAATGAATGGCCAATTGGTGGATATCAAGACCCACACCTTGATACCTATTCTTCCGAATCACAACAATTACAAGTTGCCTCTGATGAAAAACAAAGAGAATGGACTTGTATCCTGTATCTAAATGATAACTTTCATGACGGTCAAACCTATGTGCCTGGCGGAGAAACCTATGAACCAATCGAAGGTGCAGGATTATTGTTCCAAGGCATTTATATAGAGCATGGTGTTAAGAGAGTACGAAGACACCCACGACATACTATATCATTTTGGTTTTCAGATAATATTGATAGGTGTATACCTTTACAAGCAATCCCTGATTTAAGTGTGGGGGACGAAGCATTAAGACAACATGGTTGATTTCAATTTAATACAGATTCCCGAAGTAATCACTGAACAAGAAGCAAAAGATTTAATATACTTTCATAAGACTCATAAGCACTTATGTTCAGGGGATAACAATGCTCAGTATGACGGCAGAAAGATACAATTAGAAAATATCAGAACTCAATGGATTCGTGAAATTGTAAGAAGACTTGAGTACATGATAATAAGTGAAGTAGCACAATATGGTTCTAAAGTCTTTCCTGAACAGTCAGAGATTATGTGTCAACCAATCGGTTCTGAGATTACACCTCATACAGATGTATATGATAATGTTGTTCCTAAGTCAGAATGGGCGGCTGTATTGTACCTTAATGGTTCAGGTACAGATTATAAGGGTGGTAATCTTAGATTCACGCCATGCGAAATGATACCTATGGGGTTTGAATACGTCCCCCAAGCAAGAGAAATAGTCGTATTTCAAGGAATGGAATTCGAGCATTCCGTCACCAAAGTGTACCATGGAGACAGGTACACCCTACCTATGTGGTTCACCACAGATTTCAAAGATATAAGACCTGAATTTCCAAACCCTTGATTCTAAAGGGAAAATGAGCTGTTGACAATGACCTGCCTTTTTTGGTAGCCTATACCTGTAATGAGAAAAAGGAGTTCAAAATGAGCTGTGAATACAGGGAGATATTCCTTGAAAAATACTTTGAAGAAGGTATAGAGAAAGGAATGTCAGAAGAAGAAGCGGCCGCATACGCTTTGAAATGTGCGGAAGAAATGGAGTAAATGAGCTGTTGACAGTGACAGCACTTTTTTAGTAAGCTAGCCGTATGAATGAGAAACTAACCACACAAAAAGACAACCTCGCAAGGTTAATGGCGGGTGAAGACCTGACCGTTGTCCATAAAAGGATACCTACTGCATACTTTGACGTAAAGAATAGGGTACTTGCTTGTCCTATTTTCAAGGACGATATGAGTCCTGAACTTTATGACCTATTCATGGGTCACGAAGTTGGTCATGCATTGAATACTCCATATGAGGGTCTTCACAGTGCACTAGAAAAAAACAGAACACTTAAAGGATATCTTAACGTTATTGAAGACGTTAGGATTGAGAAAGCAATCAAGAAGAAATATCCTGGCTTGGTCAAGTCATTCTTCGCCGCTTATAAAGAGTTGGTTGCTAAAGACTTCTTTGGTATCAAAGACAAAGATGTAAACAAACTTTCTTTGATTGACAAAATCAATATCAAAACAAAAGTTGGTGCTACCGCTGGTGTTGTCTTCACTGCGGAAGAATTACCGTTCTATGAAATGGCAGAAGCATGTACTACTTGGGAAGAAGTGGTTGTGTGTGCGACTGCGATTTACGAATGGTCTAAAGAGAACGAGACAAGAGACGATTCAGATGAAATGATTCAACAAGGTATCACAATGCCTGACGTTGGTGACGAAGAAGAGGGTGAAGAATCCGAAGACGATTACATGGAACCTAACTTCGACCCTAACACTGGTGAGTCAGAAGACGAAGACGGAATGCCTGGCGAAGAGGACTCAAAGAGTCTTTCAGAAGCAGGTGACGATTCTGCTGAAGGTGAAGAAGAAGGTGAAGAGGGTGACGAGTCAGGTGACGGTGACGAAGAAGGTGAAGAAGAGGAAGGCGGTAAGGGTGATATCAATCCTACTGGTGGACAAGGTTCCAACACTGACAAAGAATCTTTCTATGACGACCAAGACGGTGCTAGAGAGTCAATCACTGAACACTATGCACACAACAACGAAGGTGAGTTCTATGAAGATGCACCAATCGTAAGAACTAGTAAAGATATCACAAACGCCTTCAAGAAGGGTGGTGACATTGACAACATTGTTGTTGGTGCTGAAGATATTGCGGAAGTCATTGAGACATTCATTCAGGAATACGGTGACAGTGACAAGTGGAAAGAATTGATTCCTTCCATGGCATTACATACTTCTAAAAAGATTCTTGATAAGAACAAAAACCTTATCAGTCACATGGCAAAAGAATTTGAAATGAAACAGAATGCAATGAGAAGTGTCAAAGCATTCCAAGGTAAGACTGGTAAACTTGATATGAATGCGGTTGCTAAGTATCAAGTCATGGACGATATCTTCAAGAGAGTTACTTACTTGCCTGACGGTAAGAACCACGGTGTTATGGTTCTTCTAGACTGGTCAGGTTCTATCTACGGGTCAGTCAAGAACCTTCTAGAACAATCATTGATTCTTGCTGAGTTCTGCAGGAAAGTAAACATTCCTTTCAGAATCTATGCTTTCAGTGACCAATTCAGAAAAGACCCTGATGGTTACAGAGGCGAGAATGTTCTTCTTGAATTGTTCTCAGACAAACAAAAGAAAAAGTCATACAGAGATTCACTCAGGACTTTCGGAGTGCTTTACAATCACTACATTACTTCTGAGACTAGAAACTGGAACAAGTGTGAAGACATTGTTGACGAGTGGTTCAAAGGTTTCAATTCCGAATACAACTGGGACAGATGGGATATCATTAATGGTCTTCCTTGCCCAAATTCCTTGAACCTCGGTGGAACACCATTGAACAATTCACTGGTTGCAATGAGAAAAATGTTACCTGAGTTCAAGAGTGCTTACCAGTTAGAGAAAATGATTCTGACTGTAATCACTGACGGGTTCAGTCATGATTCAAATCTCTTGAGACTTAACAGGGAAGAGAGAGAAGAAATGTATGAGAATGAGAAAGAAGTCAAGGAGACTATGGAAGGTAGTGATGACTACTGGAAAAGAGTTGACCAACAAATCTTTATCACTGACCCATACTCTAAGAAACAGTACCCTTACTTAGTTCCTCAAAAAGATTCATACTACAGCAGAGGGTATCCTACTGAGTGGAACAAAACTGCTAACCTGCTTCACTGGTTGGAAAAAGAAACTGGTGTTACTGTTACTGGTTACTTTGCTCTTGAACAAAAGAGAGACTTCTACAGTCTTCTGAATTCTTGTAACGACTTGAGAAAGCACGTTGAAAAAGAATTTGGATACGATGACGGTTACAGAAAAACTTGGGGTCAAATCAGAAAAGAAGGTTTGGTTATCAATGCTCACGGTTACGGTAAACTGTTCATAACTTGCTCTGCTAAGTTGGCGACTGTTGACGATGAACTAAGTGACGACTTGATTGGTGCTAAGAAATCAACACTGCTTTCTAACTTCAAGAAAAACAGAAACAGTAAAGTGACTTCAAGATTTTTAACTAATGAATTTATTAAGGAGATTGCATAATGACTTTTGAAGAATTCGTAAACTACATGTTCGTTGAGAACTGTATGGAAAGGAAAGCATGGGGTGAGAAACCTTTTGCTGACGTGAGTGAGTATTATTCGTGGGGACATAACTCAAGTTTCCTCGTAAAACTATGGAGTGAGAAATATGCTTAAGACTAGAGACCCATTGAGGGTAGACCCAATTTACTATGTCAACATTGACGGTATGAATCATTCTGCTTTCGCAGACGCTGTTATGGACGTAGGAGACCCGCCCTGTGTAGCGAATGACTGCGATAGGGTATCCAAGTGTGCTGAAGAGGGTGTAGAGTGCTTCGCATTCAGGATATGGGTCAATAATGGCGGAGATTTGAACAAAAAACAGGTCAAAAAAATGGGAAAATTGCTTCAACCATGCAAATAGCTGTTGACAGTGACATTACTTTTTTGGTAGCCTATACACATGATGAGAAATAAATTATTAACCAAGGAGACTATATGAGTGCATCTTATGATAAAAATGAGTCGATTACCGTTGAAGGTAAGTCGTTTCATTACACTCCTGATAGGAAGGAATTCCTAGAAGGACTTATAGGTAAGTATCCTAATCAGACTTCATTCACCAAAGAGGAGATTGAAGTTCTAGGACACGTGCCTTACTGGTTGAACAATACCAAAAGGTATCCGTTCAAACAAAGTACCGATACTGGTACTATCTTCAATCTTGAAGCGGTTGTAAGTGGTTACAACGGTGGATACGAACCTGAGACTGTGGTTCCTATCGCACCAGTTAAAGCTGCTCCGATTCCTGCGGTTGCAAAACCCCAGCAATCACCAGTCGCAATGAAGACTGAAATGGCAGATATCAATCTGTTGGGTGACGATGTCAAAATCGTTCCTGAGAAAATGTCTAACTATGTTCCTTTTGGACACTTTGCTGATGTCAAAAACATTATCAAGTCCAAAATTTTCTTTCCAGTTTTCGTAACTGGTCTTTCAGGAAATGGTAAGACTCTAATGGTTGAGCAAGTTTGTGCTCAATTGAAGAGAGAACTTTACAGGGTCAACATTACGATTGAGACTGACGAAGATGATTTGATGGGTGGTCACACTCTAGTCAATGGAAACATTGTCTACAGAGAAGGCCCTGTTATCAAGGCAATGAGGAAAGGTGCTGTCCTTCTTCTTGACGAAGTTGACTTGGGTTCAAACAAGTTGATGTGTCTTCAATCAGTTCTTGAAGGTAAAGGTTACCTAATCAAGAAAACTGGTGAGTGGGTGACTCCTGCTGAAGGTTTCACTATCCTTGCTACTGCAAACACCAAAGGTCAGGGTTCTGACGATGGTAAGTTTGTTGGGACTCAAATCATGAACGAAGCAATGCTTGAAAGATTTGCGGTCACAATGCAACAAGAATACCCACCAGTGGTTACTGAGAGAAAAATCCTTTCTAAGGAAATGGCTCTGACTGGTGATGTTGACATGGACTTCTGTGAGAAGTTGGTTGACTGGGCGGACGTAATCAGAAAGACCTTCTACGAAGGTGCGATTGATGATGTCGTGACTACTAGAAGACTGGTTCACATTGTGAATGCTTTCAGAATGTTTGGTGACAAACTCAAGTCCATTGAAATGTGCATTTCAAGGTTCGATGAAGAGACTAGAGTCTCTATCTTAGACCTCTACACTAAGGTTGACGCTGGTGTTAACCCTCTTGAAGAGGTTGCGGAAGAGGGTTCAGAAGAAAATTCTGAAAACCCTCTAGACGAAAATGACTTCTAGACCTATAATAATGGTATGAGTATTAATTACAAATACAACGAGAGAGAACTCTTAAAGGAGTTCTCTTCGTATATAGACAAGACTTATGACCAACACTATAGTCATAACAAGTTTCAGGCGACTGAATTTATTATGGACAGTGGTCATGGTGAGGGATTTTGTATCGGGAACATTATGAAATATGCACAACGATACGGAAAAAAAGATGGGTATAACAGAGCAGACCTTTTGAAAGTAATCCACTATGGATTCCTTGCTCTAAACAATCATGATAGGAGACTACAAAGTGATGAAGATAAGTAATGAAACCAAGGAAGTTCTAAAGAACTTCTCAACAATTAACTCTGGCATTAAAGTAAATGCTGGAAACAAATTAGAGACTATCTCTAATATGAAAAACATTCTTGCGGTTGCAACGGTAAATGAATCGTTCCCTCAAGGATTTTCTGTGTATAACCTGCCTGAATTTTTGGGTGCAACGTCTTTATTTGAAGACCCCGACTTTCAATTCAATGACGCAGCTATGACTATTACGGATAACAATTCGTCAATGTCATATTTCTATGCTTCAGAAGGAATGGTGACTTCACCTGAGAAGATGATTACAATGCCTGAGGCAGAAATCGTGTTCGATATTAGTAGCACACTATTGAGTGACTTGAACAAAGCGTCAAGTGTTTTGGGTGTAACTGATTTGGTTCTTGAATCTGACGGTACGAATATTTCATTGACCGTTAAGGATAAAAAGAATTCAACTACAAACACGTTCAGCAGAATCGTGGGCACTGGAAATGGTGCTTCGTTCTCTATGAACTTTAAGATTGAGAACCTAAAAGTTCTTGCAGGTAACTATACAGTATCTGTATCAAGTAAAGGTATATCCCATTTCAAGAACAAGGATATTGACCTAGAGTATTTTATTGCACTGGAACCTGATTCAAAATATAGTGCTTAAAGGCATATATAATAATGTGTTAGTGTTATGCCAGTCTCTGTAATACTTTCGGGAGTGACCCCTTCTCATCACACAACTAGGGTGGGTCACGCCGTAAAATCGGTGGGGATTTTACAACCTTTTAACGAGACTAAATTATGAACAATGAATTTTTATTTGTAGAGAAGTATCGTCCTCAAAAGATTGACGACTGTATACTTCCAAGTGACCTGTATGCCACATTCAAAGACATTGTAGAGACGGGTGAGATTCCTAATCTAATGTTGAACGGGACTGCAGGTTGTGGTAAAACGACTGTAGCGAAGGCACTTTGTAATGAACTAGGTGCAGACTTTATAGTTATCAACGGTTCTGATGAAGGTAGATTGATTGATACCTTAAGAACCAAAATCAAAAACTTTGCGTCCACCACCAGTTTGGCAGGAGGCCCTAAAGTAGTTATTCTAGACGAAGCAGACTACATTAGTGCCGAATCTGTTCAACCTGCTTTGCGTGGATTCATTGAAGAGTTCAGTTCTAATTGCAGGTTCATTATGACTTGTAATTTCAAGAACCGAATTATCAATCCTTTACATTCAAGATGTACTGTGATTGACTTCAAGATTCCTAATAGTGAGAAACCTAGACTTGCAAGTGTGTTCTTAGCAAGACTCATGGAGATATGTACACTAGAGGAAATTAAGTTCAATCAAGACGTACTTGCTGAACTTATTATGAAATTCTTTCCCGACTTTAGACGTTGTCTAAACGAGGTTCAAAGATATGGTATCGGTGGTGAAATCGATACTGGGTTACTTTCTACTCTTGCAGAAGAGAAGATTACGCCATTGATAAATACACTCAAAGAAAAGAAGTGGACTGAAATGCGTAAGTGGGTCGGAGAGAATTCCGACAACGACTTGTCTGTAATGTATAGAAAGATATTTAATGCACTCGAGCATAAACTCGAACCTGCCTCGATACCTGCCTGTGTTTTAATCATAGCAGACTATCAATACAAATCCGCATTTGCGGCTGATACTGAGGTCAATCTTGTGGCATGTTTGACTGAGATTATGAGTGAGTGTTCATTTAGGAGTAAGTAATGTTAGGAATGTTAACAGTAGGTGACCAATTCCCACCTTGTAAACTGAATGGAATTGACGAGAACAACGACTTCGTTGAAGTTGAAATCGTTGAAGGGTATCAACCCCTTAAACATGATTGGACGGTAGTCTACTTTTATCCAAAAGATTTTACCTTTATCTGCCCAACTGAGATTGCTGGTATGGACATATTAGTTGACCATGCAAACGTGATTGGTATTTCGGGTGATAATGAATTCTGTAAGTCTGCTTGGAAACAAGCGAATGGTGTGATTAGAGAAATCAAACACACACTTGCCGCTGACTGTGGTCTCAAGTTATCTTCTGAACTTGGCATTGTCAATGCTGAGGAAGGTGTCTGTAATCGTGCAACATTTATCTTTGATAAAGATAGAATCATTCAACACGTATCTGTCAATGGGTTAGATACTGGTAGAAATGCTCAAGAAGTTCTTAGAACTCTTAAAGCAATTCAAGCTGGTGGACTGACTGGTTGTGAATGGAACGAGGGTGACGACTTTGTTGCATGAGTGAGTTTGACGAAGTAGTACGACGCCAACGAGAACTTCTCGAAGCAGAAGAGTGGGCGAAAGGAATACACACCTTACAAATACATAGGTTGTATTCCATGTACTATGAAACAAAAGATTCCAAAAAATTTCTCGATAACGGTTATGTTACTGATACTACATATAACAATGGCGTAACCATAAGAGAACAAAATGGAAAAGTGGTATACAAATTTGGAGAAGAATTAAAAGGTCAAGACCTTGTAGATTCATATAGAAGTAAAACTGCATGAAGAAAACTAACCCGTTTGATTATGTTAAATCTGTATCCCATACCAAAAAAGATATTATGGTGGACGATATTGCTGAGAAGCAGTATGCACCATTCATAACTAATAAAGCATTATCCTATCACCAAGACGCAGTTTATTTTGCAAATGAAATGAACATACGTCATGGTGTAGATAACCGCCTTCAATACCTTTTTTATCTAAATATACTAAGGAAAAGACAAAGATTTTCAACTTGGTCTAAACCCTATATTAGTAAAAAGTTAGATACAATCAAGGACTACTATCAAGTAAGTAACTTAAAAGCAAAGGAATATTTGGAAGTTCTTACTGATAAGCAGGTTCGTGAATTGAAAAAAAGAATGACAAAAGGTGGCAAGGATAATGGAAAGTTATGAGAACGAAGTCAAAGACTTAATCGAAGTTACATTTCCCGAAAAAGACGATTTTTTAAAGATACGTGAGACTCTCACTAGGATTGGTGTAGCGTCACGTAAAGAACAAGAACTGTATCAGTCTTGCCATATCTTACACAAACGTGGGAAGTATTACATAACCCACTTCAAAGAACTATTCATACTGGACGGTAAACCTAGTAACCTAGACGAGAACGATATTGGTAGAAGGAATACTATTATTAACCTTTTACAGCAGTGGAATCTACTTAAAGTAGTCAATCCTGACAGTATCAAAGAACCTACCGCACCACTCTCACAGATTAAAATCATTCCTTTCAAAGAGAAAAAGGAGTGGATTCTTACACCTAAATACAATATTGGTAATAATAAAGCACCCGAATAGTATAAATATCCCTACGAGGATACATTACATGTTTGGATTTTTATTAGCAATATTGAAAAGTATTGTGCTCAAGTTGGCAACGACTGGAGCATTTAACTTCATGATGCCAACTCTATTAAAGATAGATAAATGGTGTGAAGATAAAATTGGATTAGATATAATCAAACAAGAGCAGAGGTGGTTTGAGAAGTATCCACTGCTCGCAAAACGAATTGAGACTTTAGAATCTAAAGTTAAAGAACTTGAGTCTCAAAAATAAGGAGAATCTATGTTTAAAGCAAAACTAGATTTAGTAATGGGTTGGGTTAAATCAAGAATCGCAGAACGTACCTCATGGGACGGTGCTACGATTATAGCAATATCAGTGTTAGTGCTCATGGCTGCACCGATTGTTAAACTCTTGGCTTGGCCTGCTTTAGCTTATGGGATTTATACTCTTCTAAAAGAAGAGAAATTAGTGTAATAAATAATCTTATATAATGGAGAATATTATGGAACCTACATTTTGGTTGATAATCTTGTTGATTGGCATACCCGTACTATTTGTCTTGAATGACAAGTATGGTTGGGTTGACACTGCAGTGGGCAAACCACCAGTGGTAGAAGAAGAAAAGGTGTTTAAAGCACCTACTGCTAATAAACTTATGAAGTTCACAAAGAAAGAACTGATTGAGTTTGCAGAAAACAACGATATAGTTGTTACACCTTCTAAAACAAAAGCTGAAATCATCAAGCAGATTAGAAAAAAATAGTCTTTAGGGCGGTAAAAAAATCGCCCTAAATACTTCCTTCCTAGAAGTCCATTCCCCTAAATAGGTGTATGGACATATTTCAATTCTTAAGTGAAGTGGGAATCCCTATCGGGACTGCGGTAGTGATGGCTTTCTTCATTTATCTGACATTAAAATTTACTTTTGATTCAGTCTTAGGACAAATAGCGTCCACAGAAAACATCATTTCCATGCTCGAAACTAGGGCACGTGTAATGAACAACGACATAATACGCATAGATTTATTAGTTAGTAGTGCATTAGACGTAGCGCCCCCAGTTGATAGAGTCGCACGTGCGGAGAATTTTGTAGAGGATGGAACTATAGACGCAAGAAGGGACTGATATCATGGGCGAAATAGCTAAACTAATCGCCGAATTTGGATTCCCCGTTGTTATGTCTATAGGTATGGGATACTTCATATGGTATGTTTGGAAATTCATAACAAATGAAGTTAAACCTGCATTGGGACGCATGTTCACTGCAAGTATAAAATTAACTGACCAGCTAAGAATGCTTGACCAAGACATGATTCGTCTTCAAGAGAAAGTGAATACTGTTTTGGAATATCGTGAGCGCCAAGAAATACTGCAAGACGCAGAGGAGAAAGAGGCTCTCGAAGAGGTAAAGAAGAATGAGAAAGGAAAAAATAAAAGATAATTTAGAACTTGGAGTTTTAATATCAATCTTTGTTGTATCAATTATAAGTTTGTCCCCCTCGGTACAAGCAGACGAACTGGTACATAAATTTAAAAACCCAAGCTTTAGTGGCGTGGGAACTTCTGCCCATTATTTGACAATTGAGAATCAGGAGAAGTCTAGGACAGACAAGATTGCTGAGGACATTAGGGCAGCTCTTTTGAAACAACAAAGAGAAGCAGAAAATACAGTTTTAGCCAAATTCATAAGGAATTTGGAATCGAGAATTTATGCTCAGCTATCAAAACAGTTAGTTGAAAATATGTTCTCAAACGAAGAAGGTGCAAACTACGGAACGTTTACACTGGAAGGAAATACAATTACTTACGAAAGGAAGAACATTTGTACCGATGACGGACTATGTGACGATTGGATTGTAATGACAATTGTCGGTAGTGACGGAACTACAACAACTATTGAAATTCCGATTGGTACTGGGGGTTTTTAGTGAAGAATCTTTTATTAGTTGGAGTGCTTGTACTCTTGCTATCTAGTTGTGCAGGAATACCTCACATGAAAGATTCCTGTACATCTCTGATAATGAATGAGTACGGAGAATGTATTGAAGAACCTGAAGCAATCAAACTTCCAGCATATGCATTATTATTAGATTTACCAGCCGCTGAGGTTATGCCAGTGGTTGCTGTCTATGGGTTTAAAGACCTAACAGGACAGAGAAAAAGACAAGACGGTGTCGCAACATTTAGTACAGCAGTCAGTCAAGGAGTGACCGCAATGTTGATAGACGCACTCAAAACTGCAGGGGGTGGAAGTTGGTTCCGTGTAGTTGAAAGAGAAGGATTAGATAATCTTGTACGTGAAAGACAAATAGTCAGAAGTACAAGAGAACAATTTCAAGAAGAGGGTGAGAGTAAAGAAACTATTCAACCTCTTTTATTTGCTGGCATCATACTCGAAGGTGGAGTTATAGGGTATGATACCAATATGGAAACTGGCGGCCGAGGTGCAAGAACGCTTGGCGTAGGACACTCGACTGCCTATCGTAGAGATACGATTGTCGTTTCTTTGAGAGCAGTTAGTACATTGACTGGTGAAGTTCTTATGAACGTTCAGACCAAGAAGACTGTACTAAGTGTATCGCAAGGATTCGATGTATTTAAATTTGTAGATATGGATACTCAACTCATTGAGATTGAGGACGGTGTGACAGAGAATGAGTCGGTGACTTTTGCAACGAGGGCTGCTATAGAAGCTGCTGTTCTAGAAATGATTTATCAAGGACACGATAGACGTTACTGGACAATTGACGGACGACATAGACACCCTCATAAAATAGATGGCGGTAATGAAAGACATGCCATCGAGGAGAATAAAGACGAATATGAAAATGAATAAACTAAAATTATGTTTAGGTTTATTGTTTGCAATGTCTGTAATGCCTCTTATAGCTGATGACGACAACGAAATATTTTTGCAACAATCAGGTGATACGTTAACATTAACGATTGACCAAGTTGGTTACGGAAATAAATTCGGTGGAACTATAGAAAACGGTTCGGTAGCAACCGATATGATTTTGACAGGTACAACGAATACGTTCAACCTTGACCAAATCGGTAACAGCAACCAACTATTCGGGCCTGTTGTATTAGATAGTTCTACCATTAATATGGTATTTACTGGTGACAGTAATATCTTTGATTGGAATATAGGCGATACTGGTGATTCTGATAACACGAACATCAATGTCGCAGTTACAGGTAGTAGTAACACTTGGGATTATGACCAAGGTTATGCCGCTAGTGCTAACTATTTGGATTTTGACTTAACGCTTATAGGAGATTCTAACGATTTCTTTATAGACATAGATTCAGACCAAGCTAAATGGGAAATGGAAATTACTGGTGACAGTAATAACATTGACACAAAACAACTTGACGCATCTGACCACGACTTAAAAGTTGTGCATACAGGTGATAGTATCAATATGGATATTATTCAACAGTCAGGTACATGTGGAAATAAAACATGCCCAGGCAAGATTGACTTACAGTTGAGTTCTGATAATGCTACAGTTACAATTAACCAAAAAGATACTAACGATTAGTGCTATACTTCTGTCGTATCCCTCTTATGCGGATACGATAGGAGACATAGTTGAACAAACTGGTATTGGAAACATTATCAGAGAAGGTAATAAAATACCCTCTACTGATTTTCCTAGTATAAACCTTTATGACGAGGCGGAAACTGGGAATGGGAGAATGCTAATTGAGTTCTTAGACGAAGAAGAACTTGCATTAACAGAACATACACTGGTCTACATAGACGAAGTATATTATGACCCTAACCCCGACTTATCGAAAATGTCGATGAGAATGGTAATGGGTACAGCTCGTTTTGCCTCAGGTAAACTGGGTAAAATGAATAAATCGAACATTGCGATTTCTACGCCAACTGCTAACATAGCGATTAATGGCACAGATTTTACGACAACCATCGATGAACTCGGGCGAAGCCTTATTATACTTTTGCCTGACGCAAACGGTGACGCATCAGGTTCGATTACAGTTAGTAATGAATCAGGTACGGACGTAGTATTAGAAGAAGCATATCAAGCCACAATGGTATCTACTTTAAATTCATACCCAACTACACCTGTGGTGATAAACAATATCACACCAAGTTTGATTAATAATATGTTTATTGTGAGTCAACCTAAAGATATTTCTAAGGTGATAGAGGAGTCTGCTACAGAATCAAATGACGGTGGTATCTTGGACGTGGACTTTTTAGAGTTTGACGGTCTTGATACAGACGCATTGAAAGACTCAGAAGGTGAATTAGAATTTACTGAATTAGATATAGACCTATTAGATGTTGATTTTCTACAGGACTTACTTGATATTGTAGAAGAGTTAGATAGGAAAGTGGGTATAAACAGAACTGCAGATAGTGGTGGAAATACATTTGGAATAGAAGGTACTGCTATAGGTTTTGATAAAGACACGCAGTACAATACAATAGTTGATACAGGAAGTGGATTGGTTACGTTCTATCGTGAAGTAAACGGAACCATAAGTATTAAATTACCAGTAGACGCAATGGCACAAATAGTGACCGTAACTAACGAAAAGGAGAGTGTAATTAATATGGGTGGCGACCAAGCAATCAATATTATAATTACACAACAAAATTAATGAGCCAAAAACAACAACAGCAAAGACTTAGATTTCAAGAAAAGAAAATTAAAGACCAAGCAGAAACAATTGCAGAACAACAAAAAAGAATAGAAGAATGGATAAAACAACAACAAGACCCACGTCACAATCAAGAATGAAAATAACTGGAACTCATTTAGGGATTGCAGTAATTTTATTGTTCTTTGTAGGACAGTGCTTTGCTGGTGACGAACATAACCATGTGCACATAGACCAAGTTGCTGACGGTGATAATGCAACTGTTAACATTACGCAGATAGGATATGATAACCATATCGATTTTACTTTTGCACATGCTAACAACACTTTTAATCTATCCCAATCAGGGAATGGTAACTCAATTTCTTGGGTATCATACTGGGGTTCAGGAAGAAACTGGGGTGGTGACGTTGACGGTACTGGTAACACAGAAACAGTAACACAGATTGACGGTGCTACATATGGTAGACACATATGGGGTAACAATAACGAAGTTGACGTTTACCAAAATGGAACTCACACATTCAATATGGACATTCACGTTAACGGCGTAGAACACGAAAACTGGCAAGAAGGTTCAGGAAGTCATTACGCACACATATACTATTATCAAAATTCACATGATTCAATCACAGATATTGAACAAAAAGGAAGTGGTAGTCATCAAGCAAGAATAACACTACAAGGTTCAGAACATACTAATTTAAATCTATTACAACAAGGTTCGACTAATCAGTCATACAATATAACAAATACCTGCCATACAGTAGGTGGTTGTTCAGTCAACGTTACGCAGGGTAATTAACCCTAAATAAAAAACCCTCTTATCAAAAACAAATTCTTGAGGTATAATTATGTCTATGAAACTAATTAATATCTTGGTATTTTGTGCGCTATTTTTTAGTGCAACAAAAGTAGAAGCTTTAGAACTAGAAATGGACAATCATTGTCTTGCTCAAAACATATATTTTGAGGCAGGTAATCAACCTCTCGCAGGAAAGATTGCAGTCGCAAATGTAGTTCTAAATCGTGTAGAACATGATAAATTCCCTAACACGGTATGTGACGTAGTTTATCAAACCAAAGAATGGAGAACCTCTTGGACAGGTAAAACTATTCCTAAATTAGGAATGTGTCAGTTTTCGTGGTTTTGTGACGGTAAGTCGGATAAACCAAAAGACAGTAAAACTTGGGCGGAGAGTCTTCAATTGGCAGACGAAATACTAAACGGTCAGTATTTTGATTTGACCGAAGGTGCAATGTGGTATCATGCTTATTACATACAACCATATTGGAGTCACCATTTAAACGAGACAGTACAAATATCCGCACATATATTCTATAGGTAAAATCTATGTATAAATGGTGGACGGTTTTAATAACCATCGCTCTTCTAGTAGGTCTTCGTATATCAGACCCGTTTCTCATGGAGTCAATCCGACTCAACTATTTTGACTTTTTACAAACTCAAAAGGAACCTATACAGGTTGACGATATTGTATTAGTTGACATAGACGAAAAGACATTAGAAAAATATGGACAGTTCCCATTCCCTAGAGGCGTATGGGCAGACATGATAAATCAAACGTCTGAAACAAATCCTTCTGTCCTCACCGCTACATTTGCACAACCTGATAGATTCGGGGAAGACGAAGAACTTAGACAAGCATTAGGAAACAGACTTTCACTTCTTTCTGCCTCACCAACTAATCAAAAAGATACTGGAAGTGCACCATATATTGGTATCGCAAAGTTAGGTAAAGGTGACCCTGCAAACTGGTTATACAGTTATGAGGGTATCTCTAGTCCCATACAACCCCTACAGGAGGCGGTTTATGGTGTAGGTACTGTAAGTGCTTCACCTTCTATAGACGGAACTGTACGTGCAGTTCCACTCGCTGTCATGGCGAATGGACAGATATATCCCTCTCTCGCACTAGAAACATTGAGAGTTATGAATGGTCAACAGTCCTACAATATAAAGATTACGCCTGAGGTTGGTGTAGAATGGGTAAGGATAGGTAGACTACCACCATTAACAGTACAACCTAATGCAGACTTTAATATTGCATTTTGGAATCAGTTTGAACGTGTCAGTGCGGTGGACGAAATCCCTGCAGATAAAATCCTTATATGGGGTTTGACTGCTTCAGGTCTGAGTAATCCAGTTTCAACCCCAATGGGTGCAATGTATCCCCATGAAGTACAAGCGAATTTAATTCAGACCGTCTTGACAGGATTCCAAATACAACGATTCTACTATCTTGAATTTCTTGAAATTTTTCTTGTTCTGTTTTCGTCTCTAGTAATACTGGCAATGGTCTACAGACTTCCCACAGTTCTTTCGGGGATAGGGAGTCTAGGTGTCGTTGGATTGCAGGCGTATACGGGGTATTACGTTTGGATTGAGAACTTGATTTTGCTCGATGTCTTTTACTCATCAGTTGCCTCATTGTTAGTTTTTGGTCACGCATCTTTCAACAAATACTTCACTACGTATCAATTGAAAGAACAAATAAAGAAACAGTTCCAAAAATATTTATCGCCTGACATGGTTGAAGAACTGCAAAAAAATCCTGAACTATTGAAACTGGGTGGAGATAGAAGGGAACTTTCATTCCTATTTGCCGACATTGTAGGATTCACTCCAATAAGCGAGAAGTATATGAAAGAGGACGACCCCGAAGGATTGGTTGAACTTATCAATAAATTCTTAGACGCAATGTCAAAAGTCGTACTCAAAAATGGTGGAACCATCGACAAGTATATGGGCGACTGTCTGATGGCATTTTGGAATGCCCCTTTGGATTGTCCAAACCACGCAGAAATGGCTGTTAGAAGTGCTATGGAAATAGAACTGCTTACTGAACAAATGAACAAAGAACTCAAAGAACAGGGATATGGATTACCACCCGTTGTGATTGGCACAGGAATAAATACTGGCCCATGCATAGTGGGAAACATGGGTTCTGAAGCAAGGTTCGATTACTCAGTAGTTGGTGACGCAGTAAACCTAGGTGCACGTCTTGAAGTACAAACAAGAACATTTGATACACCTATTATACTTTCACAATACACATTAGACCAACTGCCTGACGATATCAAAGTAAAAGAACTTGACGAAATAACCGTAAAAGGAAAAGAAGAACCAGTAAAAATCTATGCACCATATTTTAAACGCACAATTAGAAAACTAAAGAAATGACCTTTACGGAAGTATTAGATAAACTATTATTAAAAGAAGCAGTAGTAGAATATCAATCTCTCACGTCTGATAAGATTCATGTAAGACATTGTACTATCCCTCGCAAATTTCAATCTCAGGGAGACAAGATAGTTGTGTGGGACATAGAAGATGAAGCATATCACGATATTGAAATTGATACAATTATTTCAATAAACCCTCTTGAAATTTTATAGTTAGACCCCATATAATATATAAATACTATTGTAATTGCTCAAAAGAGGATTACATTATATTAACTTGCTATAATTTAGGAGAAAAATATGACGCATTTAGATATATTTGGTCAATTCAGACCGTTCGCTATAGGATTTGACAGGTACTTTGAAGACCTCGAAAGAATGTCAAATATCCCTACTACTAACTACCCACCTTACAATGTCGTAAAGGTTGACGATGAGCATTTCAGTGTTGAACTTGCGGTTGCAGGGTTCGGTAAGAAAGATATCTCTATCACTAAAGAGAAAAATGTTCTTATCATTGAGGGTAAATTAGAAGATGAATCCAAGGACTTTGTCCACAAAGGATTAGCTTCTAGAGCATTTAAGAGAAGTTGGACTCTCTCAGACGATATTGTTATCGAAGGGGCAGAGTTAAAAGACGGTATCTTATCTGTTAATTTAGAAAAGGTTATTCCCGAAGAAGATAAACCTGTAGAAATCAAAATTTCTTAAAAACCCACTATACAGATATGTACCTGTTTAGTATAATGGGTACATGTCTGTTATTTTATCACATGCCGATTCGTTACATGCCGCTCAGGTTTTTATAGATTACTATAAAGGTTTTGACCGCATAGACGATTACCTAAGAAAAGTAAAACTTGAACGTATGGATTCACTTCCAACGTCACTGCCTGGCATGGGCCCCGAAGACGATATGTTCAGTGATTTTACAATGCACCCACAGGATATGGAATTTGAATGTAGAGTATTATCAAATGAATTGTTTGATAACTATCTTGAAATTACAACGTCTCATGCCTTAGAAAAGTCAATTCCTGGCAAGGCATTGAAGTGGGTTGTATACGAAAAGAACACAAACAAAATTGTGGGTTTCATACGGTTCGGTAGTCCAACAATCAATTCTAAACCTAGGAATGAAATGTTGGGAAGACCTTTAGATACTATGAACAAAGACGTTATGAAACGTTTCAATGATTCCGTGATTATGGGATTTACTATTGTTCCAACTCAACCATTTGGATACAACTATCTTGGTGGTAAACTACTTGCAGCTATTTGTTGTTCGCACAAAGCACGTAGAGACTTGAACAAAAAATACAAAGGAACGTTTTGTGGTTTTGAGACAACCTCTTTGTACGGTTCTTCTAAGACTGCTTCACAATATGACGGTATGAAACCCTTCCTTAGATTCAAAGGTTTGACTGATTCAGACTTTGTACCAAGTATCAATGACGATAAATTCAGAGAACTTAAGTTTTGGTTTGAAAACAAAAACAATGGAGTACCATTAGTACATGAAGAAGCGTCTTCTAGAAAAATGAAAACACAACAGAAGATGATTTCTATAATTAAGAATTCACTAAATACCCATGATAAGGAAAAGTTGAAAGAATTCAACCAAACATTTATCGATGCAAAGGCATTGACAGAACGCAAAAGACAATACTTTTCTAATTATGGTTATGAGAACGTGGTCGATTTTCTTAATCTAGAAACTGACACCTTAAAGAAGGCACCAAACTATGACCGATATGAGTTTGACGGTGTTGTACAATGGTGGAAGAAACTAGCAGGTAAGAGATTCGACAAGTTAAAATCTGAGGACAGACTCAGAACTAATTTAGAAACATGGAATGTTAATGCCGATGATATCGATATTATACGATAAAAGTTTAGCGGAGTTGGTGTAAGTAACACACTGAACTACCAGTTTAGAGATGAAGTATCAAATCTTTCACTCCGCTCCAGTTTCATATGAGCAAAAACATACCAGTAACAGCAGTTGACCAATACGATTTCCTTGAACATAGAAGGGAACAGGAACAACGGCATTGGAATAAAAAAAGTGATGAACTCAAACCTCTTGACTCGATTCTTACAGTTGAAATTAATACTACTGAGTTGTGCAACAGGACATGTGTCTTTTGTCCAAGACATGACCCAGCAGTATTTCCCAACAGGAATCTCCATCTTACGGTTAAAGGTGCTAGAACCATTGCAGAAGAATTAGGAGAGAATCAGTATTCAGGTAAAATATCATTCAGTGGGTTCGGGGAGAACTTGTTGAATCCAAACTTTGTAGAAATAATTAAAGAGTTTAGATTCAATTTACCAATGGCAACAATTGAATGTAATACAAATGGAGACAAACTTACAGAAGAGTATGTTGAAAGATTGTATAGAGCAGGACTAGATTTATTGTACATAAATTTATATGACGGTATAGAACAAATGACAAAGTTTGAAGAAATGCTGAAGAATGTAAGAGAAGATATGTATAAATTTAGAATGCATTGGGGAGACTTTGAGAAACATGGATTGATTCTCAATAACCGTAGTGGGGTAATTGACTGGGTTGGGATAGAAGAAACAGACATTACTTCTTTGAAAGGCAAACCTTGTCATTACCCCTTCTACAAAATGTTTGTTGATTGGAACGGTGACGTTCTATTCTGTTCAAACGATTGGGGACGAGAACATGTTGTAGGTAACTTGCTACAGTCAACATTACATGACGTTTGGTTTAGTAAACCTATGACAAAGATTCGTAAGAAGTTAATGAAAGGTGATAGAAGTCATTCACCTTGTAATAAATGCAGTGTTGACGGTTCACTATTTGGAAAACCGTCCTTTGATTTAGTGAGTGAATATTATGAGAGTGGCAATAACAGGTAGTACAGGTTTAGCAAAAACAATTATTGATACATTACAAGCAACACCATTTAACGGTAAAGAGATAGAAGTTAAATCTGAACGTATAGAAAATATTACTGTCAATAAAAGTAACTGGTGGGGTTGGGAAACATATGATGTATTAATCAACTTTGCGTATGAAGAATTTGAACAGACAAAAATTTTAGAATTAGCCCATGACGCATGGTGTCATGACGATAGTAAATACATTATTAATTTTTCTTCAAGAGCAGCTCAACCAAACATATCCAAAGGATATCTTTACTCAGCTGCCAAAGCGTCACTGAATCACCTTGCAAATAATTATCAATACAATTCAAGTAAACAATATAAAATGACTACATTGAATTTAGGACTTTTAAACTCACCATTACCTAGTATAGCAAGAACAGAAATTGCAGGACTGGTACATAAACTAATTACAAGTTATCCTGAAATAGAGATAGCAGACATGACGATTCAAGCACACCATAACTACAATGACGTGCAAGACTTAAAATCATTTCAAAGAGGGGAACTACATTGAGTAACAGACCACACTTAATTGGTGAAATGTATAGGATAGTGGAGAATCCCAATCAAAGGGACGAAGAACATTATGCTATAGAAATTATGAAGGGTGAATTCAAAGACACCGTTTATCAATATGGAAAGGTAGAATTCGTAGAAGGAAAACCTGAACTAAATTTTCAGAGAACTATTAGAAGAGTTCCCGAAGGTATGGACTTGTCTGATTTAGAAAAAGACAACGACCTAAATAACCTCATGGGAGATATTCTAGTGGAACTCCTAGAAGAACAAGTCGCAAGAAGCGAGGAGAAAAAATGAACTTAGAAAGATGTAAAGAAGCGATTAAGAGGCACGAAGGTGAAGTGCTAGAAATTTATATTGACTCATTGGGATTTAAAACTCTCGGTGTTGGACATTTGTGTCAACCCGATGACCCTGAGTACGATTGGGAAGTTGGTACTGCAGTTTCGCAAGAAGTTGTAGACGCATACTATGACTCAGACTTTGATAAACATATGGACGAAACAGTTCATGTTATTGGAGAAGACGTTTGGAAAGATTTGCCAGGCGACATTCAAGAAGTCTTGGTTAATATGTGTTTCAACTTAGGTGGAACTAGACTGGGTAAGTTCAAGAATATGTTGAATGCAGTTGAAGACCACGATTGGGAAAGAATGGCTGTTGAAATGGAAGACAGTCGTTGGTTTAAACAAGTAGGACGCAGGAGTGTAGAACTACAAGAAACAGTTAGGAATGTATGATTGATTTTCATGATAAAGTATTAAATGCGATTGTGCAACAAGCAGACGCAATGATTTCAAAACACAAAATTAATGTTGAGGTATTAACAAAGAATGCAAGTGGTGTTGCAGAACACCCTGACTTAATGAAGACAGTGGAAGACGAGTTATCTCAAATAGCACACTGGAAAGATATTAAGGACGTTGCAATCAATAATTTTGATTTTCATTCTAAAAAGAATCTTGTAGAATAGTCCCGTCTGTAGTATACTTATATTATGGATTTTTACACAAATGTATGCAGGACACGTGACAAGATTTTAGTAACAGGGTATCAAGGCAATAAGAAGGTAAAAGTTCAAGTTGCCTATCGACCTAATCACTACGTCAAATCTAAGAAAGGACAAACCGCTTATAGGTCTTTAGACGGACAACCACTTGAGGTTGTGAATCTAAATTCTATGGGTGGTGCACGTAAGTTCAGAGAACAATATGAGCAAGTGGAAGGATTTGATATCCACGGTTATGACCGTTATGTCTACACTTATATTGCAGATAAGTTTCAAGGTACAATAGAACCTAATACCAAACTCATTCGTGTCGCCTCACTTGATATTGAGTGTGAGTGTGAAGAAGGGTTTCCTGACCCTATGGAAGCGAAAGAGAAAGTCAACGCAATCACAATCAAACCATTCGGTAAGAACTCAGTTACATTTGGAATCGGCCCTTGGGACGCACCTGATAATGTAGACTATGTCGATTGTCAAGACGAAGCATTCCTACTAGAAGAGTTTATTAAGTATTGGGACAAACAATCATTTGATATCATTACAGGTTGGAATGTAAACTCATTCGACATTACATATCTTTGTAATCGTCTTGATAGATTATTTGGTGACGGGTATCACAAAAAACTTTCGCCTTGGAGAATGTCAGACGTAAGAGAATTCACGCAGTATGGTTATCAAAAGAATCAAGTATACACATTGTATGGTGTTAATGTTCTTGACTATCTTGAACTGTACAGAAAAAATACATTTATTAAACAAGAGAGTTACAAACTTGACCACATAGCACAAGTTGAACTGGGTAAAGGTAAATTAGATTATTCAGAGTACGGTTCTCTACACACATTATACAGAACTAATTATCCACTGTTCTTGGAATACAATGTCCGTGACGTGGAACTGATTGAAGAACTAGAAGACAAACTAGGATTCATTGAACTGATTCAATCCATGGCGTATACTGCCAAGTGCAACTACGCAGATACATTTGGAATGGTGAAGTATTGGGAAACCATTATCTACAACTTCTTGAAAGAACAGGGAATCCAAACACCGCCACAGAAATTACGTGGACAAGAAAAGACCAGTAAGATTGCAGGTGCATATGTCAAAGAACCATTGGTTGGTGGTCATGACTGGGTTGTATCGTTTGACTTAAACTCACTCTATCCACATATCATTATGCAGTATAATATCTCGCCTGAAAAAATGATTAGGGGTAAGGTAGATACTTCTGTAGAAAAATTACTCACTGGTAAACAGACAATCAAAGGTGATTATGCTGTAACACCAAACGGTGCACAATTCAAAAAAGACAAACAAGGTTTTCTTCCTGAACTCATGGAACAATTCTATGACGAGAGAAAGTTATGGAAGAAGAAAATGATTACGTATCAGCAGGAGAGACAACAGAAAGGTCTTGACGCAAAACGCAAAAGAGAACTGGACACACTAATCAAACGTGCGTATAACAATCAACAGGTTCGTAAGATTGCATTGAACAGTGCTTATGGTGCTCTTGCTAATCAGTGGTTTGCATTCTTTTCTGTAGACCTCGCAGAAGCGATTACGACTTCGGGTCAATTGATTATTCAGTGGGGTGAGAAAACAATCAATGATTGGTTGAATCAAGTTCTCAAGACAGAAGACAAAGACTATGTGATTGCAATCGATACTGATTCATTGTATATCACTCTTGACGATTTGGTGAAACAAGTCTTTCCCGAAGATACACCGAAGGCGAAAATTATTGACTTCATTAATACTATCGCAGAAGATACTATTGAACCTGTACTTGCAAAAGGATATGACAAAC